CTCCAATACCAACATTTATATTACCTGTATTAAATGGAACTATGTCTTTAACTTGTAAAAGACTCTGTGCTGGATCCCAAGATACTACAGTTCCTCTTACTTGTGATACAGAACCTAATACTACTTCGTTAACACTGAAGTTCTGTCCATTTCCTACGTTAGGATCTAAGTAAATATTTAATATTGCAGGATGTTCTACACCATCTGTAAGAGTACCTGCGGTATCTACAGTTGCAAACTTAAATGGTAAACTAGCATCTTTTA